GATAAAGGAAGGTCGGATTCCAGTCGAGACGGCCTTGGATTCGTTTGATGGATTCTTGGATAATGGCATAATGGTCAAAAGCGAAGGCTTGCTCCTCCAACTCTACTCCCTTTAAGAAGCACTTGCCTGTCTGAAAATCGACATCTACAAAAACCACATCCTTAGCATCGTCTCCTGCTTGAACAAGTTCTAATGCACAACTAGGCAGATAAACCAAGTGGGCAATGGTCACTGTCCAGCCCCGTGGGTCACGGCCGGGGGTCGATACAGTCATCAATTGCTCAATTTTTTCTAAAGGGAGTTCGAGGTTGACCTCTTCTTTCACCTCGCGCTGACAAGCATGTGCAGCATCTTCGCCCTTGTCCATAAATCCTCCAACCAGAGCCAAACAATTTTGATAAGGGTGAGCCTTGCGACGAATTAATAAGAGCTTGATCTTTCCTTCAACAAAGCAGTAAGCCACCATATCCACTGTCACACTTGGCTTTTCATATTGTGGGAGTTCCTGCTTGTAGTACCAGTCTAAAAACTCCTCCTGACTGGCATGGATTTCATAATATTCTTGTTCCGTCATCCCTGCTGGAATCTTTATGTCCGTCATTTTATGCCTCCTTACGAACTGCCTTGGTCCATTGGTACCATCCTACTAGACTATTGAGTGTGTAAACCCAGTACATCCCTTGAATATGGATGTTTTCACCCCACCAGAGATAGATACTAAAGAGATTGGTTGCAATCCAGAAAATCCATTGCTCGCGGTAGAGACGTGTCATCAAGAGCTGACCAACACCATTGGTCGCATCGGTAACACTATCACGGAAAGGGCGAGCACTATGGATACTTTGGTAGGCCAAGCCCATACCAATCCAAATGATAGCAGTCAAGACCAAGTACTTGAGCCAGTCAAAAATAGATAATTTCTTAGCTTCAAAATGAGATTCTTCTGCTTTTCCTTGGTCATTAATACGGTTGGACAGCCAAGCATAGAGGCCAATCGGCTGCATGACAAAGAAGTAAACGGTCGTCAAGACTTCGCCATAAAAAGTCGCATTCATGGCCAAAATCAAATAGATAGCAGAGTTAATGGCCCCAAAGAGATAATTGCTTGCACGCCCTTCTGCTACCAAGATAACACAGACAATCCCAGTCCAAGATGCAAACAAGCTCATCCAGTCATGACTTTCTGTATTTTGCGTGAATTCCAAGATCAAGGGAACACTTGACAGGACGATGAGATACAACCACTGGAAGAGGCTACGGCCGACAAAGAGATCTTTCCAGAGCAGGTTCATGATTCCTGCAAAACCGATCTTGCGGGCTTCTGCATGGACATTTTTAAAGTTTTCGATAAATTGTGTGATTTTTTCAGTTAGTTTTTTCATATTTTTCTCCTAATCTGCTTGGTAAATGGCATCAATAGCCACTTTTGCTGCTTCATAATTTCCTAGATAATCTTCTGCTAGATAAACTAGTGGAATGTTTGCTAAGTAGCGCTCCCTCATCTGGTCCAAATGCTGGGAAAAACTATGACGAATATGGTCTTCTGCCATAGTCATATCTCTAAATCCGTCATTGACATAGGAGCCGACAGGCTGCACAAAGAGAATCAAGTCCCATTTTTCCTTAGCTAAGATTGAGGCAAAGAGATTATCAAAAGTCTCTCCTGATAAATCCCCTTGGTCCTCAGTCTCCATGTAATAATCATAGTAGCCCTTGGTTACTAAGGAGTTGGTATCAGCTATCACCAGTCCCCTATTGGCATTACTGTCAATTAACTTAGAGGTCTGGTCATACTGCCCCAACAGGAGATAATAATAATCCTTTGGAGTCAATTCATCGTCGCGGACATTGTTTTTGATCTGGTACTCACGTGCGTATTCCAAGCTGACTGGTGCATCGTAATACCTAGCCAAATCCTTGGCTAGAGTGGTCTTCCCATTGCTGGCACTTCCCATAATCAACACTTTCTTTGTAAACTGACGTCGGAAGGGTTGAGCAATATATTTCCAATATTTGCTTGGATTTTCTCGAATCATAGTCGCTGAGATACCAAACTTTCTTTCTTGCAAGACAGTCTCAAAGCCACGATTTGATAATTCTTGCTGGTAGTCTGCTTCTCCCACAAAGAAAATTAGTTCTTGCTGGGTTTCATCATAGGAAATCTCCGCTAACATTTGGTCCAACCACTCCTGCCAGCCCATAGGGTAACGGGGAAGCTTGCTCTCGTCTAACTTGCAGACAGAGGTCAACTCGTCATCACCAAAGGCCTCTCGGATATAGCGAAATCTTTTTTGAAGCGTTAAGCCTACCTGCTCCCCTCTATCTCCCTCATAGCCTGAAACGACAACCCAGACCCGGTCACACTGTCGCTTCGCTCGCTGGATCAGATCGATATGACCTTGATGAAGCGGAGCAAAGGTTCCAAATACCACTGCTGTTTTCTTTTTCATAAACCTATTGCCTTTTTATATTTTTTGATATTTTCATTATCTATGTTTTTATTATAAACTATATTTTTGTTTTGTCAATAGTTTTTTATCATTTTTTATAAAAACGTTGCGAAAAAAGAATCAAGATTACTCCTGATTCTCCATTTTTATGCAATATCAAATTTTAACTGGCCTGCTTTAACACCAATTTTAAGTGTGCTGCCTGCCTCTAATTCTCCCTTGAGAAGAAGTTCTGCCAACTTGTCTTCCACTTCTGTTTGCAGGGTTCTGCGAAGTGGACGAGCTCCCATCTCTGGGTCATATCCTTGATTTGCCAACAATTTCAGTGCGGAAGCTTGTAATTTCAAGTCAATGCCTTTTTCAGCCAAACTTGCCACTAAAGGTTTGACCATAATCTTCACCACTTCCTGCATATGGTCGCTAGATAAGCTATGGAAGACCACCTTTTCATCAATACGGTTGATAAACTCCGGCCTATAAGCTTTTTTCAGCTCTTCAAACATGCGTTTCTCCATATTCTCCTGGTCAAAACGAATGTCCTTGGCCCCAAAACCAACAGTCTTGTCATCACGAAGGGCTGTCGCACCGAGGTTTGACGTCATGATGATAATGGTATTTGAAAAGTCAACCTTGCGGCCCTTGCTATCGGTCAAGACACCATCATCCAAGACCTGCAAGAGAACATTAAAGATGTCTGGATGGGCCTTCTCTACCTCGTCAAAGAGGAGAACGGAATAGGGTTTGTTGCGAACCTTCTCGGTCAACTCCCCACCTTCTTCATAACCCACATAACCCGGAGGAGCTCCATTAAGACGGCTAGCTGCGAATTTCTCCATATACTCACTCATATCAAAGCGGATAAGAGCTGATTCGTCGTCAAAAAGAACTTCTGCCAGAGCCTTGGCTAATTCAGTTTTTCCGACACCCGTAGGCCCTAGGAACATAAAGGAGCCAATCGGACGCTTGTGACTGCGAATCCCTGACTGATTGCGGCGAATGGCACGGCTAATGCTTGAAACTGCTTGATCTTGACCGATGACACGTTTGTGTAGTTCAACTTCAAGATTTAGGTACTTCTTAGCATCCGTTTGAGTCAGTTTTTTAACTGGAATACCTGATAAGCGACTCAAGGTGGTCAAAATATCAGACTCTGTCACCAAGTCTTTATAGACAGGCACTTCCTCTTCTTTTGCAATTAGCTGAGCTGCCTGTTTCCACTTGCCATCCATCAAGGCCTTGTCAGCTGGACTCAAGTCGGATTCGCCTGTTTTCACATGCTTGGATTTGTTTTGCACAGTTGCTGCCGCCTCATCCAAGAGGTCGATAGCAGAGTCTGGCAAGTGACGACTGGTCAGGTAACGATGCGCCATCTTAACTGCTGTTTCTACAGCTTCATCTGTGATTTTCACACGGTGGTGTTTCTCATAGGTAGCCTTCAAACCTTGCAAAATGGTCATACTGTCAGCTAAACTTGGCTCTTCAATCGTCACTTTGGCAAAACGACGAGAAAGGGCTGCATCTTTTTCGATGTGTTTTTGGTATTCTTCCTGAGTAGTTGCACCAACCGTTCTCAAAGTTCCACGTGCCAAGGCAGGCTTCAAGATATTGGCTGCATCCAGCGTCGAGTCAATACCACTACCAGAACCCATGATGGTGTGAAGTTCATCGATAAAGAGGATTACTTGGCCATCTTCTTCAATATCCTTGATGATATTGTTCATGCGCTCTTCAAAGTCACCACGGAAGCGTGTCCCTGCAACGACATTCATCAAATCAAGCTCTAACACGCGCATCTTAGCCATTTCCGCAGGCACATCACCACTAGCAATACGCTGGGCAAGACCAAGCGCCAGAGCAGTTTTTCCGACACCAGCATCTCCAACCAAAACAGGATTATTCTTGGTTTTACGGCTCAAGATTTGAATCATACGCGAGATTTCCTTATCCCGACCGATGACTGGTTCTAACTTGCCAGAACGCGCTTGCTCTGTCAAATCATGCGTATAATCCTCGAGACCACCACTCGGAGTCTGTGGCATGCCCATCATATTAGCCATAGAATTTTGCTTATCAGCTACTGTACGATGGCGTTGGCGTAAAGCCTTGAGGTCTTCACGAGTCCAACCTGCACGTTCTTCTAGATTTCGACGTAGGGCAGCAATCTTGACCTGATCTTTCTTGTCTTCATAAGAAAAACCAGCCCTCTCCAAGATACGAGTCGCCAAGGCATTTCCATCATGCAAAATCGCATAGAGGACGTGCTCCGTCCCTAGCACCTTAGCATGGACCACTGACGCTACATACTCTGCTTCGTCAAAAAGAACCTGCAAACGATGGGAGAACGGCAATTCCGTAAAGGTTTCATCCTGGCTATAGTCCGTTTCAGTCAGTTCCAAAGCGACTTCTTCTAAACGGTCCATCTCATATGGATAATCATTTAAAGTTGCCCCTGCCACACTATAACTGTGATTGGACATGGCAATCAACAAGTGCCAAGACTCTAGATAACGAGCTCCAAAATGGCCAGCAACCATGTAGGCACTTTCGATACATTCATTCAATGCTTTTGAATAGTTCATCTTACTTCCCTTTTCTATCTACCTCTTGTATGACCTGTCGTAGCATATTAGCACGAACAACTGGAGCTTCTTCCCCTAGAACGCGATCCAAAGCTACTGATACTAGCAAATTCATCTCCTGCTTGGTCATCAATTCCTGCTCAACCAAAAGCTGCAGAATATCCTCATAAATTTCTTGACTGACCCGCTCGCCAATCGAATAAAGCAGCTCTCGGAGCATTTCATGATGACTAGAAAACTCAATCCGTCCTATACGGATATAGCCTCCGCCACCACGCTTACTTTCAACCAAGTATCCTCTACTTTCCGTAAAGCGTGTCTTGATCACATAGTTAATCTGACTAGGAACAACCTGGAAGGTATCTGCCAACTGACTCCGTTGCAACTCCACAATTCCAGATTGATCTAAAATCGCCTTGATGTAGGCCTCAATATGATCCGATGTATTTTTAAATCTCATTACAAACCCACCTCTCTCTTTAAACCTTGACTATCTTTGACTATACTATCATTTAACACTCTATAAGTCAAATTTTTAAGGCTCAACCATTGGAAATACTGACTTTTTTAAAAAACACTTTGGCATTAATTCGCCTTAGTTTTTCTTGAAAGTTCCTAAAAAAGTCCACAAAAAAGAGCCCTAAAAAGGGCGTAATATTGACGAGTTCAGCAGGCAAGAACTAGCACCTTTGAAGGTGCTTTTTTATTCATCTAATCAATTATCAATAATAATGTTACAATAACTATAATATAAACAATAACTTTCTGAAAGGATTAACATGGATAAGATAGAAATGATTTCTTTTTCAATCCTACTTGATGAAGTTGCTGAAGTAAGGCAACTGCTTGAAAATATTGTAAGTTTGGATAAGACAGTTTATCCAGAACTATCAATAGGTATCCTTCCTTTTGTATCATCTCTCTGTGATGGAATACTAAAGTTTTTACCCAGAGATGTTCATAGTGATTTTCCAAATATTGGAGAACAGGAATTTCAAAAAATAATATCTAGTGTCCGAGTGAGTTATAAGCAATACTCTGATAAAAAATTTAGCAAGGCTAACAAACTGATACTTGAAATAGAGAGACGCTTTTATTCACAAATGGTAGAAAATTACAATTTATTTCAAAAACTCGTAATCAATATTTTGGGACAACATGATTTAGGGATATATTACTTCAACGAAATTCCATACGCTAACACTAATCAATATCATATTTACCTAGAAAGTATTTTATCGAAAACTGATAAAAAGGATATTTCCTATTTTGATAAAAGAGCTACTGATTTATTTTTTGAATTTAGCAAAGCTTTAGGAACTTTAATTAATTCAGTAAATCAAAAAACTATTAAGAAGCCTACAATCCAGGATATTAAAATTGAAAACTTTGAACAACGTGATTTTTTCTTATTTGAATCTAAAAGAAGGAATTTTTTAACAGGAGTTCTGCCTACGGGCACTCAGTTATTCTTATTTAACATATTATGCCAGAATAATTTTGTAGTACATATTATGCCAAGTGTCTTAAAATCAAAAAATTACTTTTTTACACGCTCGCTAAGCCAATGCTATTTAGTTAGTATTACAGCCTTACGCTTGATTCTCAATAAGGAAAGCTCTTTATTGCCTGATTTCCAACGGGAGGAAGTTGTTGATATCCTTAATCGCAAAGAAAAAATTTTTAACTTCCGACAAGATTTTAGAAATAATATATTTCATTATAAAATTTCAAATGTCCCATTACAAATATTTACCAATCCCCCGAAATTCTTTGAAGAACTGATTGAATTTCATTCCTCAAAAAATTTTAAAGAGTATCAAAAACTATTATTGGAAGAAATCTTAAAAATAAATGACATAATCAATTCATTTATCAATTGAAAATTAGGTCTTATTTCAGAAAAATAGTTTCATCTCAATTCTATTTTAGAAAAACTAATACTTTTTTCTAAAAACAATAAGTTTTTACCCCCTTTTTCTCTGAACATCTCCGACTTGGAAAAAGTTCCCTTCACCGGTACCCTACTGGCCAGAAAGATTTTTTAAAAGGTGGGGGGAGTCAATATCCTTTCAACTCAACAAATCTTTTAGCGATTACCTTTCTACGGCTATTTATATAACGAGTAGTTTTATTTAGTTTCTCTGCCACGTCTTCCCAAGTCGCACCAGCTTCTAAATATCTCATTTTAAAAATGACTAGATCACTTTCAATTAAGTTTTCCATCAAGGTATCTACAACTAGTTTAAAGCCTTCTAAATATCTTAGCGTTTGGTCTTCTTCAATTCTAATGATGGTTGCTTCAGTAGGACTATATACTGTCTTGCCTTTCCCACCAGTACAATCTTCAGCGCTATGTTTCTTATTATGTATTAGTTCCTGTCTTCTCAAATAAATTTTATTAGCAAGCGTTCTATATCGTCCTAACTCAATATCTATCCCGTCCAGGTCTCTATTACTCAACTCGTACATAGGCAAGTACCTCCACTTAAATTTAAAAATTTTTTTATCTTGCAATTTGTCAAATTGTAAATTCTGTCAAACTGACAAAAAGCGCTAAAAGCCTTCCAACACTCCACTTACCAGGTATCATTGTTTTAAGTTTGACAACTCTTCAGTATGACAAGTTCAAGGGAAATTTCTTTCATTTATCCCCTCAGTTTCTCATATCTTACATTCTGTGAAACTCACTCCATTCTGTAAACCCCTGATATACCTTGCTTTCAAGCTATTACTTCTTTTCAGTTTATGCTTACTTTGTTATGTGAAACTTAGTAAAGCATAAAAGTAGGACTAGCGATATTTCTTTTGTTTGAGCCATATATCACTAGCCTTACTTAATTTGTAACTTATTTTTCTAAATACACTTTAATGTCCCGATATTCCTTAGAAAAATCCATCCACCCGCTAATATCAGGGTTTAAGAATGGTAGGACAGTAAGCGGACTTACTTCCGTTCGATATAGCGATAGAGAATGTTTCTGACTTATTTCCCTGACTACACCTGTATGGATTTCTTCTACATCCTTCTTTAGTTCTTGAATTTCATCATATGCGTCCAGAATTCGTCTAAGTTTTTTTCGGTATTGTTTATAGATCTTCTTAGTTTCCATCCGTTGCTTAGTTTCTTTAAAAATGTATTCAAAGATGACTGCTTTAGCTTCTGAAAAATCACTATTATATTTTTCCTGAAGAGAATTAATAGCTTTTTCCATCTTTTCAAGCTGTTCCAAAGACTCTAAGTTGTTAGATAAAAAATTATCTATATTCTCAAATGAAACTGTTTGATTGCCTAAAAGGCTTTTTCTTTTTTCGCTTAACTGTTCTCGTGCTGAATTAATCTTACTTTTTTTATTATCTAGATCATCCAGTGTTTCAAATACTTGATTAATATCCATTTCTTTCTCCTAGTTCCATTGGATAAAGTAACCACAATCTTCTTCAACTTTTTTTACATCAAATCGGGTATGTAAAATCAACCGTTTTCCAAAATAGTCATTCGCATTCACCCAACTAAGTGTATCTTTCTTGCGATCAAACAAAGTAACAAAGTTTTCTAGATCTCCGATAAAGCCTTTTTTGTCACCTTTATTCCCTAATGTTGTATCATCTACAATTAAAAAGTTATCTACAAAGAATGTTTCACTTGTCCCTGTCTCTTTATCAACTTTAAGAAGATAATTTCCTGAAGTGTCTTTCATTTTTTCTAAGACACTAAATAGTGATTGACTAACAACCATAGATACATTGCGCTCTGGATTGATTAAAGAAACAATAGATTTCAAGTCGTCCATACTTGTAGCAGTCTGCACTTTCGCAGTTTGGAGAATTTTCCCAATCTCTCTATTTCGTGTTCTACGTTTTAATTTAATAATCTTCTTACCAAGAAAATCCGTTAAATTATATTGCCCATCATCTAATTGCTCCTGTGAAAAATCAAGTTTTCCACTGAATAATTTAACTAAGTAATCAACGCTGATAGTTTTCTTTTTATCTGCTTCTGTTCTCTCAACCGAATTTTCGCTAACTTCTTGTAATGAATCAGATTCAAAGTCAGTTACTTCATACTTCCCACCACGGGTACGAGTCTCAATAACATTTACTAAATCAACCAGTTCTTTACGTTGATGTTCATCTTCGTAACTATCAAGGATTGGTTTTTCAATGAGTACATGATTATTTTCTACGTTCATCCCTCTAGTGTTATAACCTGTACTTCGGATATAAGCTTCTAGATTTTCTTTTTGTTTAACTAAGTTAGTTGTCATTTTTTTGCTCCTTTATCTTTTAATATCTGATTTTTGTTTATAATTTTTTCTAAAATTCTTTGCTCTTAGCTTTTCTTTTATGACTCTCCGAGCCTTTAGAATCATTTTTTCTAGATTTTGATTTGTCTTGTTTGTTAGCATATTTTTCTAGTATTTCTTGTTTCCGTTGTTCTAAGTTATCATCTTCTTTTTTACACTGAGAAAAGATTTTCTGTCTTTTATCTGGATCCATAGAAAACTTATTGGCTACCACATACCCTAAAGAAGTATCTCCTGCCATAATACTCACCCCCTTTCTATGCAAACAACTCAGGGACATACCACTAGCATTATATGCTTACGGTATGTCCCTGAGTTGTTCTCAATAGACTTATTTTTTAGTTTCTTTTTTGACTAGATGAGTAAATTTCCCATCTGAATAGAATAAAATAATTTCTCCAAAACTTGGAACTTTTTCTATCTCTATTATACCACATTTTTCGTAGACAACAAAGCCTTTCTCTGTTGCAAATCGCATTTTATCATCATTCATTGATATTCTCCCCTCACTGTGTTTATAGTATATCTCTTATCTTTGATCGTGAAAGCCTTGAAAGTGTTCCCTTCTAAACCTTTCAAAATTCTACTTGAATTTCTAGCATTGTATACCGTCCGCAGTTCACTACTATCTAGGTTCGTGTTGAAAATCGTAGTTTCTCGATTGTTGATAATATCAAACAAGAAATCCTGTTCCCAGTCACTCTTAGGAGTGATTGTTCCATTTTTTGCCCCAAGGTCATCGATGATTAGAAAATCAACATCAACTAGCTTTTTAACTGCCTCATACTCTGTTAAGTTTGCATTCCTTCCATAAGCCCAACCTTCTTTTATCTGCTTGATAATCTCGGTTAAGCTGACAAATAAGACACTCTTAGGATCGTTCTTCTCTCTGAAACTCTCATTGATTTCTTTGGCCAGAGCAAGAGATAAATGACTTTTCCCTATTCCTGTGCTACCACTAATTAAGGTATTTCCCGTCATACCTCCAAGGTACTTCTGGGCTTGCCCCTTTA